ATTGTTGGACTGAAGAAATTCAGATTCGATGATCGGAGGTGCGGTTCTTTCGTATGCGTGAGGATCGAAGGAAACACTACGACGACGGGTTCCGGCGCGAGGCGCTGGAACCCGTCAAGGCCGGAGCCGTCTACCGCAAAGTCTCTAAGGGCGACTCCAGCTTCTATGACGTGATACGCGGAAACATCCGATGCCGTCAGAACGGCGACGTGAACGGATTTGGCTTATGA